TTCATCATCTATTTTTACAACTTCGTCACCAGGATTTTGCATTGCTTTCTTTAACATAGCAGCATCTTCTACAGCTCCTGGAAACTTATCATAAAATCTTTTATCAGCAGCTTTAACATCTTCGACACTGAAGCTCTTTACTCCAAGTCTAGGTTGCTTACTCGTTCTTGTAAATGGATTTGCCATTATTTGTCTCCTTTAAGTATTTTAACATCTTTATCAGACACTGGAAGTAAATCTTTTTTATCTCCTACTTTTAATTTGGAGATAATAGATTTATTTATTTTAGAATACGAATTACTATCGTCTTCTGATTTATCTTTTAACTCTTTAAAGATGTTAGCACCTTCTCCTGTAGTAGTATCTTTTCTAAGGCCTTTAGGCAAATCATCTTTATTGTTCTCACTCATCTTTTAAGTCCTCCGGTGTACTTAGTTTTTTATTCAATATACCTTGAAAAACTGATTGTGTAAAGGTAGGAAGCATTAATTCATTAATTGGAGATTTAGTATGACCAGTGGACCATGAAATACAAGGAACTCCCTTCTCGTCCCAGGCGACTAAAGCATATCCTTTTACATCTACTTTATTAGTTATTTGTATACAAGCATCATGAAAAGCATTAACTACTTCGTCATCTTGAAGTAATTCTTTTTCTTTAGGTAATGGTTTTCTAGGAGTTACTCTATGAGAATCAAGAGTAATAATGTTTGTCTTTGCGCAATTGCTTTCTTGTTTCATTGTCATCATCCTCAGGATCGTCTGGATGTAATACTAAAAATCCATCTCGAATCCTCATTAAAGCTTGTACACAGGTATCATGAATATCATCATGCTTTCCATATGGAAATTGTGCACTTTCTTCAATTACATCCTTAGTCCATTCTTTATCCATTGTAAACACTAATCCACCTTCGAACATTGAAGATACGCTATGTGTTCTAGAAACTTTATCTCTTTCTGGAGTATAAGTAACTATCGGGACTCCTGATCTACGCATATCTTGTATAAGAGATTGACCAGAAGCTCGTTTTTCAATTAATACTTGATCGGGCATCCACTCATAATAGCTATCTTGAGCTCGTTTTCTTAAATCTGGATATTCTAATCTTTCTTTCCATGCGTCTAATAATATGCATGCCGGATAAGCAACGTTGTTTTCATCTCTTGCTGTAAAGACGCCCCATGTAGTACAAGCAGAGAAGTCTGCAGAAGATTTTGTACTAAACGCAGTATCATAAGATTGTACAACATAACCTAAAGTTGGAATCTTGTCGCTTTCATATACATTCCACCAATCTCTTTTAATAATACTACCTTCTTCATTACTAGGACGTTGTTGATAAAGAGCTTGCCAAACACGTTGACCTACTGTGTTTTGAATTTTTTCTAAATCTTTTTTACTATAAGCTTCAGGCCATAAAGCATTACCTTTATCATCTATAGCGGGAAGGTCTAAAACTTTCCAGTCTTCTCCAGATTCATTTAAAATATATCCAGCTAAATCGTCTTGGTGCCATCTAGTTTGAATTACAATAATTTTACCACCAGGTTGAAGTCTAGTGTAAGCTACAGATTTATACCACTCTAAAAGATTTCTTCTTTGAACTTCTGACTCAGCATCTTCTCGACCTTTAATCGGGTCATCAATAATTAATAAATGTGCACCTCTACCAGTAATAGCTCCGCCTGCACCAACAGCAGAATAGGTACCACCATGTATAGTATGAAATCGTTTAGCTGATGTACTGTCTGATCTTAATCCAACTTGTGGAAAAACTTTATTAAAGTCTTCTCCTTGAACTTGGTTTCGAACCTTACGACCAAAGTCGTCTGCTAATTCTTGAGCGTATGTAGATTGTATTACAAATTCGTTTGGATTATTTCCTAGGTACCATGCTGGAAAAAATTCTGAGCATAACATACTTTTTCCATGTCTTGGTGGCATAAAGACTGCCAGTCTTTTAATTTCACCTGATTCAAGCTTCTCTAGATTTTTTGCAATTAGTCGTATGTGCGCAGGGTCTTTATATCCCGGGTACATATGTTTAGCATAACTTAATAAACTTTTTCTAGAATTATATGTAGAAAGTAAATTAGTTAAATGTGTGACTACTTCACCAGCTCTTTTATCTCTAGTCTTTTGGTAAATTTGAATAGCTGACTTTAATTTCTCTTTGATCTGTAACTCTTGCATTTTGTTTTCCTGCACCTACGGCGCCAGCTTTTTTATATATATCAAATTTCTTTTTAAGTAAAATGAATGGATCAGATTTAGTTTGTAAATTTTTAAGTATAAATTCATTTGGTTGTTTTAAAAGTCCAAGTAACCAATTTATTTTTAAAGCATCTTTATATCTTAATTTTACCATATCTATATGATGGAGGTCTCCTTTTTTATCGGGATTTCCTTCATTATATTTTCTAGCTCTAAAAGTTTCATCATTATTGTTACCAGTTATATCTGCTCTATCGTGTATAACTTCTATGTCAACGTCCCGCATTATATCTAACATGTATGCAATCTCTGAGAGCCATGCATCATTTTGACCATGAAGACTAATGTGATCTAATAAATAAAACCATTTTTGAGGAAAGCAAGGAAAGATACTATAAGGATGTTCAGTCTGTTCTTTGAAACGTAAAAGACAAAACTCGTCCTCAAAATCCATAATTTTTTGATCCCAATTTTTAGTTTGCATAATCGCATCGTCATTGAAAAACATTATCCATTTACCAGAAGCATAGCCTGCTAAAGTATTGTTATATTTATGTAGGTTCTCGTAACCTATAGGTTTAAACTGTAAAGCAAGTTGATTTGGATATTTTGATTCTTTAAGATAATTAAAAGTTTCTACATCGTCTTCATCTACGCCAAATAGAAATTGTAATTTTTCTGGCTCTCTAGCATTGTCTATTAAAGACTGTACTGATTTTTTTAATAAAGATAATCTTTTTCTTGTAGGAAGTAATATTGTAATGTTCATATTCTACCTATAACGATATAGGTAGAACATAGAAACAAAAAAGTACCCGCCATCTCTCCCTGTCCCGAACCAAAGGAATTGATCCACGGACATCACCTAATGAAAATGTTATACTACTTATCCATTTTCTTTTCTAGTATTTCGTAGAAAAATTTGTCAGTGTCCTCGGTCATCCAGTCTTTGTTTTCTACGTTCCAGTCGTTTGTTTGGACTTTGTAGTCTGGTACTTCGGATCTCGTAGTGAACGAATTAATGTTCCATAGTATTCTGTTATTAGGCTGAGCAGCGTAATTACCATTGTCAAGCTCCAATATATGAGCGCACTTATGTTCCTGAGGAATTTCAGAATGATCTGTGTCAAGTAGATTGGAATCAGGATGACACCAGTCAACGGTAAACAGATACTCACCTGTATAAAGTTTCTTATCTTTACCAAAATATTTAGCTCGTTGTCCTAGTAAAAAAGAAAAATGAGTAACAGAATGATAATAATCAAAACTGTTCCACAGCTCAAGTAAGTCGTTTGACATATCGGGCACATCTTTCCTATCCATACTCTTAGAAAAGAAGGCACATATTGGCAAACGCCAAAAGCACGCACCATTTTCCAGCATGATGTTAAATAATATACCACGACCCTGAATGCTTGTAAGACCAAAGATAACACAGTCTTCGCTTTCTCCATGATGTTTTTGTAGATCATATAAATACTCCTTGCGTATTTTACAATATAATGGTGGAATGCTACTATTTAAAAAAGCCATTGTAAAGCTTTATATTAAAAAAAATTTTTTTTCTAGAGAAATTTATACGCATATAAGTCATTCTTCCTCATACTCTAGCTTATACTAGAGTAAAGCGCACATTCGATTTTAAACTTTATACGATTTTTCAGCGATAAACTTAATACGTTTTTTAAAAAGAGAAAAAATAAAAGAGAAAAAAAAGAATAAAAAAAAAGACGCGTTAAATTAATAACGCGTCTTTTAAAAATTTAGATTAGACTATTTTAATTCGTTAATTCTTTTTTCGAAAAAATTTAAATTTTCGATAATCGAATTACTAACTTTATTTTTTTTTATAAATTCTTTATTCGAATTTAATAAATCTAAATAAAGATTTTTTTTCTTAACGTCTAAATAAGAATTTAAATCGATTAATAAATTTACTTTTTTAAATCGATTATTTTTAGTCGTATCGTATTCGATATCGACTTTTCTATAATCGTTATTAAAAGCGTCTTTTATCGTAGTCGATAATTTAGCTTTTTCGTAAATATTAAAAGATTTAGATTTTTCTCTTTTAGTATTAAATAATCGAAATAAAACTTTTTTATTTTCGTATTCTCGAAAAGATAAAGCTACTTTATTTTCGATTATTTTATCGTTTTTATTTTTCATGATTTTTCTTCTTTCTAATTTATCTTTTATAAACTCTTTTAATAATTAAAAGATTTAAATTTATAAAAGATAA